TTCGGATGCTAGACGGTATTCGCAAGGGCAACCGCGAATTCAACGGCGCGGTCCTCCGGATGACCATCGCCAACGCCAAGAACATGGCAGAGGCGTATCTGAGCACGCTCGATGCCGTTGAGGCCGAGTGCCGGGCTCATCTCGCCGAGCGTGAGCGGGTTCTGGTGTTCTCCGTCCTGCCTCCGGCTCGCCGTCCTGTCCCCGATAGCCGTCTGCCGGCTGTCGCGAGCGCGGAGGCTTGAGCAATGGCACGCAAAGATCGCCATCTCGGCTACGCCCACATCTACACGGATGTGGAGATCGATCTCGACGAGATCATTACCGACATCGACACGAAGGATCTGGTCAAGGTCTTGGAGGCGCGCGGCCTGCATATCGCCGGCAGCAAGTTGGAAGCCTGCGACCTTGACCTCGTCAACGAAGCCATCAGCGACTTGAAGCGCGGCGACGTAGGCGAAGCTCTGCTGACGCTTGAGCGTCTGATCGAGCCGAAATGGAAGACGCCTTCCGAATGCCTTGCCGACTTCGCGAAGCACAGGGGGCAGCAATGACCGCCTTCGAAATCCGCCCTGTCATGGGCTCGGACCCGCGAGGGCATCGGTTCAAAGACATAACCGGCCAGCGCTTCGGCATGCTCACGGTCAGCAAATGCGTTGGTCGTGACCACAGAGGTAAAGCTTTGTGGGCCTGCGAGTGTGACTGCGGGGTCCGGCACACCACCCTTGGAGAAAGTCTTCGCTCTGGTAGAGCGAAATCATGCGGGTGCCGGCAGCGCGTCTCGTGGAAGAAGCTGGTCAAGCACAATATGTCCGATACGCCAGAGCATCACGCTTGGCGTAAAATGATCGGCCGCTGCACCAACCCAAACGATAAACGATATGCCGAATATGGCGGCCGGGGCATTACTATCTGCCCTGAATGGCGGACCAATTTTGAGGCATTCTTTTCGGATCTAGGGAAACGCCCATCGCCCTTACATTCAGTTGAGCGCCTTAACGCGAACGGCAATTACGAACCGGGCAACTGTGTTTGGGCCACCACCCTAGAGCAGGCCAGGAACACCAGACGAAGCAGGCTCTGGTTCGTGGGTGGCGAGTGTTTCAAGTCGGCGCGGATGGCAGCAGATAAGCTTGGGCTCTCCTACGGCATAATAGTGCGACGATGTAACGGCTACAAAGGGAAGAAAGGGTTCATCCCGCCGCGCCCCAATTGCCGAAGCGAACTGAAGTACCCGGTGCAATCATGAATGATTTTTCGATAAGGCCAGTTCTTGGCAGCAACTGCTTGGAAATTCTCCATCGCGGGGTAAGGGCGGCGGTGATCTACCCGACCGAGGATGACGGCCGGGTCGCGATCTACCCGTGGCCCCGCACCTACACCACGCTGACCTTCGAAGGGCTGCCGTCGCCTCTTAAGCCCGAATGGGACTGGCATCCGTCTCTGGCGTCCATTCGCCAGATGCTCGGCATCGAAGAGGAAAGGGCTGCCGCATGACTGCCGCCCTCGCCACCATCGGCCACAACGGCGCCCCTGAGCCGACGCCGTTTGAGCTATCTGAGACTGAGATCGGCGACCTCTTCGTTGAGGCGTCGAACTGGCTGGACGGCTCCGGTGTGAAGTCCGAAGCCGACGCCACTGCCGTCAGCAAGCTCCTCGACATGCTCCGGCAGGCCAAGGAGCGCGCCGATGAGCGCCGCAAGGACGAGGCCGAGCCCCACGACAAGGCCAAGGCCGAGATCCAGGCCCGCTACGGCGCCCTGATCGGAAACACCAAGTCGGTGAAGGGCAAGGCCATCCTGGCGATGGAGTGCTGCAAGAAGGCTCTGGCGCCTTGGCTGCAGGCTGAGGAAGGCCGCAAGCAAGCCGAGGCCATCGCAGCCCGCAAAGCCGCTGACGAGGCCGCCGAGCGCGCCAGGGCAGCATTCCAGGCTGCGCCTGTCACCGATCTCGCCGGACGCATCGAAGCCGAGCGTCTGGCCGGCGAGGCAAAGCAGGCCGAAGCCCTCGCCAAGGATGCCGACAAGGACAAGGCCGCAGCTCGCGGCGGCGCCCGCGCCGTCACCCTGCGGACGGTCTACCGGGCCGAGATCACAGATCGCCGGGCCGTCCTGAACTGGTTCGCTGCGAACCGGCCGGATCACCTCGCCGGCATGCTCCAGACAGCCGTCGAGAGCCTTTGCGCCGCCAGCGTCCGGAATGTGCCGGGCGTGACCTATCACGAGGAGCGCGTCGCCCGATGAGCTTCACCGACACCCAACTGGAAGCGCTGAAGGCGCCGCTCCACCGCCAGAACGTGCGCTCTCGGCAACAAGCCGGCCGCTCGCTCTCGTACATAGAGGGTTGGCACGCCATCGCCGAGGCTAATCGGATCTTCGGCTTCGACGCTTGGGATCGTGAGACCATCGAGCTGCGCGAGTGCGGAGAGCCCCGGCAGACCGGCGACAAGTGGCGCGTGGCCTTCATCTGCCGAGTGCGGGTGACGGTCCAGGCTGGCGGCCGATCCATCGTTCGCGACGGAACTGGCTACGGCTCCGGCATCGATAAGGATCTCGGGCAAGCTTACGAGAGCGCCGTCAAGGAGGCGGAGACTGACGCGATGAAGCGTGGGCTCATGACCTTCGGCAACCCGTTCGGTCTGGCCCTGTACGACAAGGATCAGGCGAACGTCGTTGATGGACCATCGCCCGAGGATGAGAGCCGCGCCCGCTTCATCCTCGACTGCGAGCGCGCCATCGATGCTGAGCAGAGCCGCACCGCTCTCGTGGAGTGGTGGAACGGCAAGCAGCGCAAGGACGACTTCGCTCGCTACCAGCTCACGCCCGATGAAGGCGGCGCGCTCTCTGCGCGTGTGAAGCGCCGGGCCGAGGAATTGGCCTCCAACGTGAGGGCAGCGGCATGACTGAAGCCAGCGCCCCTGTCGGCTTTACCTGGGATGGTGAGGCCATGCGGCCGTCGCCGCGCTTCCGTCAGCAATGCGACCGGCAGTTCGTGGTCGGTCAGCAGTACGTGCTGGAGGAGCGAATGGAGCGCAGTAGCGTATCGCATCGCCACTACTTCGCCAGCATCAACGAGCTTTGGCACAGCCTGCCGGAGCATCTGTCGGCAGAGTTCCCATCGCCGGAGCACCTGCGGAAGCGGGCTCTGATCCGCTGCGGCTACCGGGATCAGCGCTCTGTCGTCTGCGCCAGCCACGCTGAGGCACTGCGCGTCGCTGCCTTCATCAGGCCAGTGGACAGCTACGCCGAGGTGTCCGTTTCCGGCTCCGTTGTCGTCCACCTGACGGCCGTCAGCCAGAACCTCAAGAGCATGGATCGGAAGACGTTCAGCGAGAGCAAGAACGCCGTGCTGGAGTGGATCTGCGAACTCGTCGGAGCCGACCCCACGCTGATCCAGGCTGATGCTGCCAGTGCGCGGAGGGTTGCGGCATGAGCATTCATGACATCGCCCTGACCGGCGCCGCGATGCTCGGCTTCGGCGTGCTCACGACCATTACGGTTCTGTTTGGCCCGATTGTTCGGGCGGCTGGCGCTCTTCGGAGGGCGAAATGAGAACGCCGAACAACGCCTGGACCGATGCGGAAGACGCCCTGCTCAAGGCGAACTATCACCGGGGCTCTCGCTGGTGCTGTGACCGCCTGCCTGGACGCACACAGTCGGCCGTCAAGAAACGGGCCGCCGTCATCGGTGCCGCTCGGCCCATCGCTGACGTGCATCACGAGTGGACGCCTCTGCTCGATGCACAGATCCGCCGGGCCTATCAGGAGGGCTTCGGTGCTCCCGCTGCCCTGGCTCAAAGCACGGGCATCCCGCGCAATTGCTTGAGCCGTCGCGCTGCGGCGCTGGGCCTCGGGGCTCGACCCGTTCCCTTCACTGATGACGAAGCGGAGTTCGTTGAGCGCCACCTTCATCTCAGCCGGAACCAGATCTCAAAGCTGATGGCGAAGCGCGGCTGGCGTCGCTCAAAGGAGGCCATCCAGCGCTTTCTGCATGCGCGCGGGCTCGGGGGGATCGGCGACTACCTGTCTATCCCGATGTTGGCCGCCTGCCTGGGCATGTCAGAGTTCTCGATACGGGGCAGCATCGCTCGCGGCGAACTGCTGGTGGAGCGGTCGGAAGGCGAGGAAGGGCGGATCGTCATTGCTCAGCCGGAAGTCGCGAGATGGATCATCCGGCACCCGCATCGGATCGATCTGCGCCGGGCTGAAGGCCCTTGGCTGATCGACCTCCTGGCCCGGTACGGCTCGCTCGGGCTGATCGATGAACGGGATCAGTGGCGCCGCATCCTGGCCCTGCACGAACTCGGCAAGAGCAACGGCGAGATCGCGGCCATTCTGGAGACGAAAGCCAACATCGTTGCGTCCACACTGTCTCAACGGCGGTCCAAGTCGGATCAGCGTGGAGAAGCCGCGTGATGGCCAAGATCGTGTTCGGGAGAGGAGCGGCCGATGTACACCCTGAGACCTGAGCCTTATCTTGAAGTGTCGATTTGGCCGCCCAAGATTATCTACCGGCGCACCGTCTGGCATGCCTTCGGCCGCACGACCCGGTGGGGCAAGTACCTGCCATTCCCGCTTAAAAGCGACGTGTTCCTCGGCCGCGCGACGACCTTCGAAGGCGCGCGCAATCTCGGCAGAGGGTGGGATGAGCGGAACAAGCAGGAGGCGTCCCATGCCTGACGATATCCTCGCCCAGCGCCGGCTCCGGGAGAAGGGGATAGACGACATCGCGGCAGCCTACGAAGCGCGCGTTTCCGCCGCCCCGAAGGCCGCCCGCAAGTTCGCCGCCGAGACTTGGGGCGAGACATGGGCGCATGCGGAGATGGGATCGCTTCTGGACTTCGCCGCCCAACTCCACGAAGCCCAGCAGGGCGATTGGAGACCGCTCGCATCGGCTCCAAAGGACGGAACGGCAGTGATCGTGCTCCTGCCCGAGCGCTTCTATCCGCGCGTCGTCGAGGCTCGCTGGCGGCACGATCTGAACTACCCGTGGTGGGACACCCGCACGCATCATCTCGAATGGGAGGATGTTCTGGCGTGGATGCCGTTCCCGCCCGCCCCCGCCCGATCCAACCCGCCTAGCCGTGGAGAGAGCGATGCGCGTTGAGTTGCGTCCCGACCCCATGGCCGACAACCGACCGAACACGCTGCCGGTGCTGGACGAGGCTGTCATCGAGGGCGCCTGCTCCGTCCATGCCGAGATGATGTCCGACACAGGGCTGCACATCGCTATCCAGGGCGCGGATGAGCACTGGGTCAGCCTCTACGTCTCAATCCACCGCGTGCGCGGCAGGCAAGTCCTGCAACTGCGCGGGGAGGAGTAGCGATGCCTAGGTCCATCCGTCTCCCAGAGCGGGATCAGGTCACTGAGGACACGCCGCTTCGGCTTGATGTCGCCGCGGCCCTAGCCTTCCCAGGAGGAGGCATGACTGTCAGCGGGCTCCGAAAGGAAGCCTCTCGCGGGCGCCTTGTCATAGAGCGCATCGCCGGCAGAGATTACACCACGTTAGCCGCTATAGCGAAGATGAGGGGGCAATGCCGCGTCCACGCAAACCTGCACGCCTCTGGCTCAGGCCTGAGCGGCGAAGGGGGGGCAAACTCGTCTCACGCGCGACGTGGCTCATTCTCGACGGAGGGAAGCATTTCCCCACAGGATGTTCTGAGGGCGAAATTGCGCTTGCCGAGCAAAGGCTCGCCGAACACAACATCGAGAAGCACCGGCCGCCCCGCAAGGTCCGCGACATAGAGCAGATCAGCGTGGCCGACGTGCTGGACATCTACCTGACCGATAAGACGCCTCGTTTGGAGGAGGATGATCCTGTCGGCCTGCGGCGGCTTCGCGGTCGGATCGGTCGACTGAACGAGTTCTTCGGCGGCATGACGCTGGCAGATATCAATGGCGACAGGTGTCGAGCTTACGTCGTCAGCCGGGGCAGGACCGGAGGGGCGCGACGTGATCTAGAGGATCTGCGCGCGGCTATCGGCCACCACCAGACGGAGGGGCTGCATCGCGGGACGATCAAGGTGAAGTTACCGCAGAAAGGCGAAAGTCGGGCTCGGTGGCTTACCCGCACGGAAGCGGCAAGGCTTTTATGGACATGCTGGCGCTATCGGGAGACGCAGACGGTGCATCGCGGCCCGCAGAAGGGAGCGCTGGTTCAGACACAGAAGCGACCCCTTCAGCACCTAGCGCGCTTCATCCTGATTGGGCTCTACACCGGCACCCGTGCCGGAGCTATAGCATCGGCCTCCTGGCAGCGAGGCAAAGGGCGCTCGTACATCGATCTAGAGCACGGCGTCTTCTACCGACTCGCTGCGGGCAAGCGGAAGACGAACAAGCGTCAGCCGACCGTCAAACTCCCGCCGCATCTCGTCGCGCACCTGCGGCGGTGGGCGCACATGCCTCGGCGGGACGGGACACTCCCTGAATACGTGGTTGAGTGGCAGGGCAAGCCTGTCGCGTCAGTCAAGACAGCGTTTGCTTCCGCCGTCGCGCGTGCGGGCCTGGAGGAGGCGGCTTCGCCTCACGTCCTACGGCACACGGCGGCAACGTGGCTCATGCAGCGCGGTGTCGGCATTTGGGAGGCGTCTGGCTTCCTCGGGATGACCCCGAAGATCCTGATCGAGGTGTACGGCCACCACCACCCAGATCACCAGAACGAGGCCGCCAACGCCTTTAAAAATCGGGGTCAAAAACCCGTTTCTTTGGTCAAATCGTTGGAGAGGCGACCGGCCCTGTGATAGCTTCCCACCTTAACCCATTGATGGGAATGGTGGGCCCGGCAGGACTCGAACCTGCAACCAGACCGTTATGAGCGCAACGCTCGTCCGCAAATCGCATCGAAATTCGTCACGACAGAGGGGTTTCGCTGCGTCCGGTTCACGTTCGGTTCCGGCCAATCATTGGTGAACCGTTGGTTGGGCCAGTTTTGAAGGGGCAAACTGAGATGCCGAGGCCAACCTACCTGCGCGCCGATCTCGTCTACTTCGCGCGCTGCGAGGGCTTCGTGAAGGTCGGGTTCACTCAGACGCCGCCGGCACGGGTCGCGATCCTTAACACCGCCTCGCCATGGCCCGTCACGCTCATCGGCGTGATGATCGGCGATGAAACATCAGAGAAGGCTGTCCATTTCGAGCTGCGCCGCGCCGGGCTGCATCACCGCAATGAATGGTTCCGGTTTGAGGGGCTGGCAGCCGAGGTAGCCGAATTGCTCACCGACAGCCCCCTCTACGCCTACGAGGCGCGTGAGGCCGTCAACGCATTCTGGCAGGAGCGGCTTGGCTCAGATCACCTGACGAAGCTGTACGCTGGGCGACCCGACCTCAATCGCCAGGACGCGCTTGGCCTAGCGGCGGGTCGAACACGGTTCCTAACGCGCGGCGCGGCCCGCAAGGCTTAGGCCGGGCGACAGAAACCGCCTTTTGAGTACCTGCCGCCGAGCCATGCATCAAGGCCCCTCCCCGCCTCTCAGGCGATTAGTCGGGCTTGGGGGTGGCCTTGCGCGGCTTCTTCGCACCCGGCGGCCACTCACCAGACTCCCGAAGCTGCCCCTCAAGGAACGGATCTGGGTTCCGACCTCTCAGGATCTCATTGGCTCGCCACGCGCGGCCTTGCTCCGGCAGGAGGTGGATCCACGGGGGAGGCCCATCGGGGTCAACGACCCGGTCGTACTCGTCATCGTCCATCGGGAGCCGTCTTTCGGTTTGCGAGGGGGCAGAGCCTACCAGAGATCAGTCCGGCTTGGGCTTGGGAGAAAGCTGCCGAGAAGTACGAGATGATGCCTTGAGCTTCGCTTCCACGGCTTCGCGGATGAAGCCGGCACGGCGGTTCTCGCCGGCCACCTCATCGATCTTGGCGAAGGTGCCCTCGCGAAAGCGGACGGGCATCACTTCGGGCAGCTTCTCCTTCGGCATGCGCCGAGCCGTAGCCGATATCGGATTGGCTTGCACCTGAGTCGTCACGCTCACAGGTGATAGCCCTTCAAATCCTCATAGCACTGGATCATCGCGACGGTGTCGCCCTCGACCATGGCGCGGGCCGCTGCATCCAATGACTGGCGCATCATGGTCGCCGCGAAGATGCCGGCCGGGATCGCATCATACTCGGGCAGAACCTCGTCTCGCACTCTCGCCATCTCGCGAGGCAAGGCATCTCCGAGCGTGTTTGCGCCTTCAGCGTTCGCCATTTGAAGCTCTAATCCGATATCGCTTGTTGCACTCTATCCGGTATCGGATTAGGCTGCAATCGGATATCGCTTTGGAGGCATTGATGGGCCGTGAGATCCGCCGCGTACCGCCGAACTGGTCGCATCCGACGCACATGGTCCTCCGTTGGGGGCCACGGGTCGGCTATCGGTTGGAGCTTGAGTATGTCCCGATGGAGGACGAGCACTTCCCGGCTGCGCTCGCAAAGTGGGAGGCGGCCAAGGCGAAGTGGGATGCCGGCGAGCGGCCGTCCTGCGCGGAAGACGACCCGACCTACACGTTTGAAGAGGATGAAGGGCCGAGTCCGACGCCTCTGACCCATCGCCCCTACAGCGACGATGAGGCGACGTGGTTTCAGCTTTTCCAGACGGTTAGCGAAGGCAGCCCAGTTTCACCGCCGTTCGCGACGCTGGACGAACTCGCCGCCTACCTCGCCGAGCATGGTGATTTCTGGGACCAGAGCCGCGCTGTTGAGGAATTCGCAGGCGCCGGCCGCTTGGATCCCGACAACCTGCCGAAGGCTGGCTGGGGTCAGGCACGAGCAGATGCCTTCTGCAAGCTCGGCCGGACGCCAAGCATGATGGTTCGCGGCGGCGAGATCCTGACCAATCCCGGCGACATGGCTTCCGCCTGACCCCTCCCCCATACACTACGGAGAGAAGCCCGTGGACGAGACCAAGCTGCCGAAATGGGCGCGCGATCAGATGCAAGCGCTCCGGCGCGAGGTCGAACGCCTTCGCGAGGATCGCGACGCCCTGCTCGGCAAGGGCGATCCGGAGTACTGCCAGGGTTTCTGGTTTGAAGGCTATTTCGGAAACGAGACGGCCTTTCCCGCGCCCCTTCAGACCCGGCGGCTGATCTTCCGTGGCTCAACCGGCAAGATCCAGATCACGGCTGAGCGAAGCTACAGCAAGGGCGAAACGTGGCTGAACATAAGCAGCCTCGACGGCGACGGTCTCATTGTGCGCCCGCACGTCACGAACGTCGTCAACGTCAGGGTCGGCGGCCTCTACGAGGTCGGCTGACCTCACCCGAAGCTTTCGAGATCGCCAATTCTCGAAAGCTTGGCGGCTCGTGAGCACCGCACAACTCTCAGCGTGAACGATAGGAGAGCAACCCGTGAAGAAGATCCCGACCATTTTCGACCGCGACTGGAACGGCGACAGGAGCCGCGTCGTGGACGTGCCGCATCGCGACTGCGCCTGGGTCTTTGCCGGCGAGGGATGGCCGACACAGAAGCTCGACGGGACGTGCTGTCTTGTGCGCGACGGCCGGCTCTACAAGCGGCACGAGGTGAAGCCGGGAAAGGCGCCGCCGGCCGGTTTTGAGATCGCCGACCACGACGAGGAGACCGGCAAGACAGTCGGCTGGCTGCCGGTCGGAGAAGGCCCGGAAGACCGCTGGCACCGTGCGGCATTGGAGAAGTGGGACAAGCTAGAGGATGGCACCTATGAGCTTGTTGGGCCGAAGGTGCAGGGCAATGCCGAGCATCACCCGGAGCACGAGCTCGTCGCTCATAAGACGATGAGCCTGCACGCCGATGTGCCGCGCTCATTCGATGGCCTGCGCGAGTGGCTGTCCGGCAAGGACATTGAGGGGCTGGTCTTCCACCATCCGGACGGACGCATGGCGAAGATCAAGCTCCGGGACTTCGGGCTGAAGCGAACCGCCCTCGCCCCCACCACCCCGCAGGACTGAGAGGACGAGATGGCGACCGAATACAGGCCCGAGCCCGAGATGGTGGAGCGGTGCATGAAGGCCATGCGCGAGGCCCGCGCAGCCACGACCTTCGGCTCGTTGGACGGCATCGAAGAGGCCATTGTGCGCGCCATCCTGCGCGAGGCCGTGGCGTACATGATGGAGCGCCGGGCCTCGCCCCCAACGCAAGATAATGCGGCTTAGCTTGCGTTCGCCGACCCACCGGTCTGCCTTGGATGGTTCACCGACCGCCGGTCGGTTTTGAACGGCAAAGCGCCACTTCCTGAACCAGTCCGACGCTGGTTCACAAAGGGCATACCAAACCGCACAGCCCGATTTTTCCTATGCAAGGAAATGAGTGATGAGCGAAGGTATCACGATCATAGCCGAGGACGTAGCGCAGCAGATGCTTTTTACCCTGCGCGACAAGGTTCGGGAGCTTCAAGCCGAGAACCGCCGCTTGCTGGAAGACCTGTGCCGCATTCGAGCCGCAGCGGCCCGAGCAGACAAGGCACTCGGCGAACTCGACGGGGAGAAAACCCGGCTTCGCGAGGCCCTGCGAGAGATCCCGATGGTCAATCACATCTACGGCGACCGGGATGCCCGAGCAGATCGGATTGAGGAGATTGTCCGCGCCGCCCTCACGCCCGCCGGTTCCTAAAAGGCATACCCAAACCGAACCACAACATCTTGAGAGGACGTGATGGACACCCAAGCCGCCGAGCACTGCGACGATCTGATAGACGATCCGGCACAGCCCGAGTGCCTGCGCCGCTACCTCGGATGGGCGCGCCTGCCGGCCGTCTGCAATTACCCGGCGAGAGATGAAAAATGGGTCAGCCCCGAGCTGCGCCCGCACATTTGGCGCGGGCCACCGCCGAAGCTCTTTGCAGATCATCAGGGCAAGCGAGTGCGCGTCGTAATGGCGTCACGCTTCGGCGATGTCGGGATCACGGAAAAGCTCAACGCCGATTTCGGATACAGCGCCCGCGTGCCGGTATCGGCGCTGTCTAACTTCAGCGACCGCCCCTGATGGCGCGCCATTCCGGCAGCGCATAGCCCCGCGCTGTCGGACTAACGGTCGTATTCCCGACAGTCGGCGCAGTAGCGCGCAAATAGGACCAGGAGAACACCCGTGGAAGCTGCCCAGGTTTATAGCCCGACCGTCCGCCGTATCGTTGGCCCGACCATCCTGCTCGCCAGCGGGAATTATTTTGACTTCCTGGCGCCTGATCAGAGCGAGTTCACAATCGAGGACATCGCGCATGGGCTCTCGCACATCTGCCGGTTCGCCGGGCACTGCGAGCGCTTCTACTCTGTGGCGCAGCACAGCGTTCACGTCTCCGAGCTTGTGCCGCCGGAACATGCCTTCGCTGGCCTAATGCACGATGCCGCAGAAGCTCTCGTCGGAGACGTGGCGAAGCCGCTCAAAGACCTGTTGCCGGACTATCGTGCGCTAGAGAAGCGTATCGAGGCCGCTGTCTTCGAACGGTTCGGCGTTCCACAGCCCATGCCGGCCGCAGTGAAGGAAATAGACGTTGTGATGCTGGCGACCGAGCAACGGCAGCTTATGCGAAACCGGGACGATTGGAACTACACGCGAGGGCGGGAGCCGGCCGCGATCACCATTCCGACCATGGCGCCTGCTGAGGCCAAAGCGTGGTTCCTGTCCCGCTACGAGGCGCTGCGGGCAACCTAAACGACCTGTCGGAATAGCGGCCGTATTCACGACATCAGGAGAGAGGCGATGGACTGGCAACCGATTTCGACGGCGCCAAAGACCAGCCGCAACGAGCAGGGCGAGTTGCAATACGTCCTGCTGATCGCCCGCTATCCAGGCGCTAGCGGATGGTCAGACATCTATCAGGCGTGGTGGGGTGAAGGTGCCCGAGACTGGATCCGCTGGCCGCACCACTTCCCGCCCACGCATTGGATGCCGGCTCCAGCGCCGCCGTCCGGTAAGAAGAACGAGCCGTCTGTGTCGGCTTAGCGGCCGTTTTCCCGACACCGCGGCCAGACCCATCCCAAGCCCATCAAAACAGCCCCGATCTTGTCGGGAAACGCTGTCGGGTTATCAAATGACGGAGAAACGGTGATGCGAAGCAATCCATACCTGACCGTGCCACTACTCACGCCGGCCACGGCGCCGCTGACGAGCGACATCCCCGTCACCGGCTTCGTATGCGTCAGACCCGATGGTGAGCCGTTCTGGCCGTCCGCCCATGGCTCAGCGTCCGAGAGCCTGCGAGCCTGCTTCGGGCCGGCGGATCCTTGGAGGCTCGATGATCTGGCCCGCGACGGCTGGCGCTGCGTGCCGATAGCCGCCCTCGCCCGCCCCGCCTGATGGCGGAGACGGTAGAACCCATACTGAGGAGAGGGCGATGAGCACTGCACTTTTGATGCGCGGGCTTGTTGGCGAGCCCATGCCCGATACGCCCCGCGCCCGTGCGCTTTGGGCCTGTCGGCACCTGAGAGCCACGCGGGCGTGGTTGTCGCCCGGATCCTATGGCTGGTGGCTCTACACGGGCGATCTTAAGCGGGCGCAACGGAGACTGCTAGACCTTCGTCGGCCGCGCTGAGTTCGATACCTGGGATTACGGACATTTTAGCAAGTATTTACCGGGAGCGCCAAGAAATGACCGACGCGGAGAAGCACGCTCTAAGCTTAGAGCAGTGTGCGTTATTTGTTGACAGTGAACCGCTGCGCAAGTCGATGACTGATGCCGCGGCGTACCTGCGCGCCTCTGACGGGGCCAGAGTTGGGGCCGAGAATGAGCGGCTGCGGGAGGCCGTTGCCACATACCTCGCGGTCCGCGACGCCGGGCCTAGGCATGACTGTTGGGACACGGAGACAGGTGAGGAGGAGCCGGGTGCGCAGCGGTTCGCATCCGATTGGGCATGGGACGATTATCATGAACGCGTTGCGACAGCCCTTGCCGAAGTGCGCGCGTGTGTTGGGGCCGATGTTAGGACCGACGAGGCGCAAGCAAAGGAGCCGGCCTGATACTTCAGGCACTTAGCGAGCATTTCCGATTTCTGGGATTTCCGCCATGCGAGAGGAGACAGGCATGCTACCCGATGACGCGCATTTCATTCGACGCAACGGCGGGTGGTTCCGACCCAACGCCGAGGGATACACGCTCCGCATTGCCGAGGCCGGCATGTTCAGCGGGAAGACCGCGCGAGAATACCGCGCCGAGGTTGAGGGCATCAGCATCCACCCGGTTGCTTCTGTCCGAGCCGATCTGGCCGACGACATCGCACGGATGCGTGAGGCACTGATCCGCGCCGAGGCTGTGCTCGCTAGCTTGCCGGCCGAGTGAGACGGAAGCGATCTCCGCCAACAGGGAGAGCAAGGGATGCGGGAACGACGGCTGGCGATCATCGCCGGAGGAGCGAACAGCCTCGGCGGGGCCATCGCAAAGGCTCTTGCCGACCAAGGGGTCGAGCCTGTGGCCGCGGTCGAGATCAAGCGCGAGGAGACGCCGCCGGACTTCGATCCGCGGCTCTACCGTGAACCGCGCCGGAAGGATTGGAAGCAACGCGAGCGGCGGCGCCCGCGGCGTTGAGGGTATGGCGGACGGGGCCACCGCCCTTCCCCGAGCTATCCGCCCCGTTACGTTCGGCACCATGCCGCCCCAGCTCACCCCTCGCCAGCTAGCCGCCCTCCGAGCCTTTGCCGCCAGCCCTGGAGGATTGCGCCGTGAAGCCTATCCGAGCGTGATGGCCGGGTTGGTGGAGATGGGATTGGTTCGTGAAGGCGTATCAAAGATGCGGCCGAGGCGGCCGGTTTGGCTGCTGACGAAAGCCGGCAGGGATTTGGTTAAGGTCATTGGGACGGGAGAACCGGACGACTGAGGCCAGAAAGGAAAATAGCCCGCGAGGCGGCGGCCGGCGGGCTCGGGTCTCGTCAGGGTCTGGCCTAGGTGGCAGATCCGCGCTAGGTCTGGCCGCGGTTGCTTGAGGAGCTAGGACATTGCCCACGCACGACATGACTCCGGAACAAATACACCAGCGGGTCAAGGATCTCGGCAGCTGGTATCACAGCATCGACTACGGTAACGGCGTGATCGCGCCGGACCACGGTGTTCACGAACACCATATGACGGTTGCCAACATACTGTTTCGGATGGGTATCGAGGGGCGGTCCATTCTCGATGTCGGCGCATGGAACGGGTTTTACAGCTTTGAGGCCGAAAAGCGCGGAGCCTCTCGAGTCCTGGCCGTGGACAAGTTCTGCTGGGTCAATGGCAACGGTCGCGCTCAATTCGAGTTCGCCAAGGGCGCGCTCGGATCGAAGATCGAAGACAAGCTCATCGACATTCCGGAGATGTCGCCGGAAACGGTCGGAACCTTCGACATCGTTCTATTTAACGGTATCGTCTATCACATCGTCGACCCGATCAACGCCATCGAGCGCATGTCCAAGATCGCCAAACACGTCCTTACCGTCGAGACCGTGATCGACAATCAGGACAACCCGCGGCCGGTCATGGTCTTTTACCGGGGCGAGAACAACCCGCCGACGCGACCGCAACACGGATGGGGACCGAACTCGCTCCTGATGCATGCCCTGCTCAAGCACTACGGGTTCGAGACGGTACTGGAATACGAGACACCTAGCGCCGGGCGGGACCGCAGCATCTTCATGGCGTTCAAGCCGGGGCATCCGTTCCAGGATTTCGTCGAAGCCAACCAAGAATACGCGCGACCGCGCATCGTCGCGGCGTAGCGCCGATCCAAATCCGGAGCGGCATCCGTGCTGATCCGGATTGCAGGGACAAAAAAGCCCGCCGCGGCTAGGCCGGGCGGGTTCTCGGGTCTCGTCTGGGATCTTGGTCTAGGCGCGTCGGGAGGCGCGGCTCCGGGTCAGGCGTGCGGCGATCTCCATAGCAGCCCTGCGTGATCGTCGTAGAGGTAGACCTTCAGCCAGTCGACGAGGGGGGCGAGATCGGGATGGGCCACGATCAGCAGATAGCCCGAAACCACAGTGAGGATCAGGGCGATCCACACGCGCTCCCATCGCGTCCGCGGCGGCACCTTGGCCATGTCCTTCGGCGCAATCAAAGAGAAGATGCAGCCCAGGGTTTCCAGCCAGAGCCAGAAGCCGTTGATGTCGGACTGGATCATCCAAGCCGGGAACCCGGCCGCGCGCCAGAGCAGGAGCCAAATCGCACTCCCGAACACCCCGCTCAAGAACAGCACCTGCCCCACAATGCTCTGCTGAGCCTCCACCGGGGAAGGCCGCAGGATGATTTCCCGGAATGCCGGGAGCCATGCCAGGATCGCGGCGCCGCTGAAAATGATCATCCCGACCCGCAGCCACTCCGTTTGAGCGTTGGTGGCTAGGAACGGGGCGACGGCCCAATAACAAAGCGATAGAGCGAGCCCGATCCAGAGCGTAATGCTGCGGCGGAAGCGTGCGGCGAGGGTCAATGTCGGCGCTCCAGGAGCTTTAGGGCATTCACTGCGGCGGCGAGACCCGGCTCCTGACCGGAACGGCGCCGCTCTCGTTCAAGCCGTTGATCGCTGCGGCGGCGCGTCTCGCGGCGGGTCGCTTCGATGGTCTTCAGATCCTCATTGGCCGACCTCGCCACTTGATGAGCGACCTTCTGGGCTTGCTCGCGCGCCTTGCCGCTCTCAGCCAGCACAGCCGTCAAGCGCTCACGCTCGGCATGGGCGCGATTAGGTATCAGCCACGACATCAGGCGCCTCCAGATCATGCGGCCCCCTGATCACGACGAACGAGCAGGTTGACGATGGCATTGACGGAGGCGTGGTGGTTTCCGACCGCGTGACGAACCTCTCGGATCTCGGTCGCGGTCTCGTGTGACTGTTCCTGAAGGGCTTGAGCTGCTGTCGTCTGAGCGGCCTGCATCCGCTCCAGGGCCGCGGTCTGCGCGAGGATGGCGGACGTGCCCCTCTCCGCAGTCGTCGTCGTCGTCGTGATCAGCCCGACGAACTGGGCGTGTAGCTCGTTGATGCGTTTCGAGAGCAGATAGCAGTAGAAGCCGAGGATCACCGCGCAGGCCCAGCCCGAGCCTTGAAGGGCGAGGTCGCCCGCGGTTTTCGTGACGATCTCTTCCATCCGTCAGGCTTGCGCAGCTTGGGTGTTTCGGCACAGGTTGGGCTCAGCCATCGCTAGCGCGGACCTTTCGCGTTGGTGGATGGTCAGTGGCGCTGGCCGGCTTGCTTCCCGGCTGACGGCTGGCGCCACGCTGCATCGCCTTTCGCCGGGCGACGGCGGCTTAGATCAGCGCCGCGTGATGATGCTGCCGACAACCTTGGCTGCGGCGATAGCGGGCGCGACGTAGAAGAAGCTCGTGAGCACGTCCGTCTGCATCTTGGCGTAGTCACCCGGAGGAAGGGCGACGCCCCAGGAGCCGACGACATGCTGGCCGAAGAACGGCAGCCAGATCGGCATGCTGTCGAAATAGACCGCCCCGGCGTGGATCGCTGGCGGCAGGGCTATGATGTAGACCAACGGCCAGAACGTGGTTTGCTGCGCGCCCCGGTAGCGGTTCGCGTCAATCTGGGCCTGCACCAGCGACTGAGCGCGCTGCTGGTCAGCCCCGATCTGCGCAACGGCGATGTCGCGCTGGGTGGTGTCTTTCTGCTGGAGATAAGACAGGATCGGCGTCAGGATCCCGTTACCGAGCAGCTTGACGAGAAAGCTCCCGATGAGCGCGAGCATCAGGGCTTCTCCTCTCCGGCCGGGACAGCCGTGCTGCCGGGATCAGCCTTGACTTGGACCAGCCGCACGGGCCGGTAGTTGAGAGCGAAGCGGATGACGAACAACGCCATCGCCCCCCAAGCAGCCTGCGTCGGGGTGAAGCCGAGCGACACGAAGTTGATCTCGCCCACGCTTTGAAGGAGGGCGGCGATGAACGCGCCAGCGATAGCCACGCCATCGAAGATGCGCCCCCACCGGCTCTTGCGGACGATAGGCGTTATGACGGTGTGCGAGGCTGGCGTCTCGACGGTGACAGGAGGGAGCTTGGTCGCCATCGGTCAGGCTGCCTTAGAGAACAGCGCGGCAATCCGCTTGAAGAGGGACGGCCTCTCGGCAGAGGGCGCAGCCGGGATGACGGGGATGGGCGCGGTGTTGACCGGCGGGATCGGCACGGGCTTGCCCACCGCATCTTTTGCCAGCGACCAGGGCGTGTCCTTGATCTTCGCCCACTTCGCGAAGGCCGTCGCCAGCTTGGTGTCGTAGCTGTTCTGCGCGTATTTCGGGCCGTTGTAGCCGCGGGCGAACGCTGCCCAATTGTGGGCTCGGATCTCATCGTCCAGATGGGTCTCGACAATGAACCGGATCATCGCGTCGAGGTGCTCGCCCTCGCCGTTCTCGACGAAGGCCACGATCATGTGCTGCGGGCTGTCGTAGCCGGCGGCGACGTAGTTCTCGCCGAGGATCTGGCCGAGGCCCCAAGATGCTGCCTTCAACGCAGCCGTCTCGTTGATAGCCAGGGCCGCCGTGAGCCGCGGGTAGCTATCGACCGGGTAATTGCCGGGCTTCCACTTCTCGCAAGCGATGCCAAGTTGCACGGCGTGAGCCCGATCAGAACCCACGAGGTTCCGATAGAAGACGTGCGGCTCGAACAGCATCTTCGGCCGCCCCAGTTTGTCGAAGCCGCCGCCGGCCGTCTCGACATCAATCACGGCGTGGATCTCATCCTCGCCGACACCGATGGTGTAGCCGACGCGGGGCAGATCGATGTCCGCGAGCTTCACGGCTCGCCCCTTGAAGTTGGCAGCACGCACGCGCGCGAAAGCCGCCGCAGTGGCTGCGGGTGTCGGCATGATGATCTCCGAATTGGCAGGATGAACGCGGCTTACAGGCCGGCGACGGTCAGGACGGCGGCGACGGCGGCGCTAGAGCCGGCGGCAACGAGCCATTGCGCGAGGTTGTCGCGGTCCCACTTGAACGCGAACTCTGCCCCGAGCCATGCGATGACCGGGCCGGTGCCGGCGCGCTTCAAGTCATGCTCGCGCTGCCCAGCCTCGCGGCCGAAAAAGAATGTCGAGACGACGAGCGCCGCGACGAGCCAAGAGTAGGGCAGGCCGAGCGCCGTAAAGGCAGAGCCGAGCGCCAGCGTGTAGAGCGCCGCCAGCAGCGTGTGTGTCACGAGCGGGCGCGCGAGGAACCAGGAGATGGGGCTGATCATGGATCGGTCCTCACTCCGCCACGCCGGTACGCTTGCGCGCAGGCGCCGGCAGTGCCGCCTTGGCGTGCATCTCGGCCGACAGGTTCGGGAAAGGATCGACGCCGACCATGGGGGAGACCTGTCGGCGGGATCGCTCGCTCGCGAGGTTGTCCGTGCGGTCCTGCTGGCTCTGAGAGAGCCGTCCTACGGCATGCTTCGAGCGGCTGACGACGCTGAAAAGGTTGGGGACGATGGCCGCATGGTCAGAGGCGATTTCGAACGGGAAATCACCGCCATGATCGACCACATCCTCTCAGAGCCTGCTGTGGCGCACGAGGGCTCCCGGCGAGCAGGTTGAAACAGGGGGGGAGGAAGGGCTGAGAGACGCGACAGAGCGCCCTTACGCCAAAGCCCCGGAGGTGGGACCGAGGTGGAAGGCGTTGTCGTTGGCGTAGTAGTTCGTTGCCACCGAGCCCGTGCCCGCGATGCTGAACGTGCCGCCCGTTCCGCGCATCGTCCCGGACAGGCGGTTGCGGGCGCCCGTCTCGACGACGCCCTTGTCGGCATTATCGATGCTCAACACGTCGAGCGTGCAATCAGTGCAGTTGTTCAGATAAAGCCCGGATGCCGGGCTGTTCTGAACCACGACAGAGCCGCGGATGCGCTGTGAGTTGTCGAACTCCACGGCCGGCGCCAGCAAGGCGGCCGGATCGCCCTTAAGGCCGAAGACGCTAATCGACGTGTTGAAATCGGCACACCCCAGGCCGATGACCCCCTGCCCTAGGATCCCATAGACCTGAATTTGGCCGCCGATGAAATTGGTGATGTTGTTGAACAGGACGCCGGGGCCGCGGGTGGTGTCGACGAGGATCCGCCCGTTGTTATAGATGCTGGCGACGGTTCCGGCCGGGTTCGAGATCACCAGCCCAAAGGCCGTGTTCCGGTAAATCTCAGTCGGGACGGTCGCGGTCGACGGGCCGACTACGTCTATGCGTTGGATATCCAGACCCGCAGCATCCTCTAGCCGGATCCCCTCAAACGTCACATCACTGGTGTTGCGCGTATGGTCGACGCGCATGTCGACGGTGAGGAACCCGCGCGAGCGCATGATGTAGAACTGCCGCGAGCGGGTCAGCTCCGCGTAGAGATTGCGGGTCTCGATGTCGACGACATAGTTCGTGGCGTGCGGCTCGCAGTCGACGGCGCTGAAACAGTTCTGAAAGCGCAAGTCGCGAAGCGCGACCCGATAGACGACGCCCGACCCTGTGCCGAACCGGATCGCCGAGGAGCCGGCCGGCGCGGCGGTCATATCGAAAATCGCATGGCCCTCAATGGACGATGCGATATCGAACCCGGTCAGACGGAAAATCGAGGTCGCCGAGGTCGAGCGCACCGTGCTCGTCCCCTCGAAAAAGATATGGCAGCCGGACGGAACCGTGACTTGGCTGTTGATGTCGTACCCCGTCGCGAGCTTGGGCACGCGCACGAGCTTGCCGGTCGCGATGGCGCGCGTGAACGCCGCGGACAGATCCGGATCGGTCGGCTGGTAGGTGTCGAGCACGTTGACCGCGTCGGTCCAGCGGTCGAGCAGGCTGCGCTTGGCTTGGCTGGCTCCGGTCGCGAACTGGATGGTCGGAAGCGCGCCGGCCGTCACGACCGGATCGGTCGGCGGGATGTAGGGCTGCACCTTCGCGGCGAGCGCAGCGTTGAGCGCTTCGAGCGCAGCAGTGGACATGCGGATCCCTGAACGATGAGACGACGTCTTGGAGGCTCCGCAGCGGGGATCTGCGGGGTGGAGAGGGTGAGGGTTAGGGCAGATGCGATTGCGTCGCGCCGCCCGAATAGGTCGAGGTTCCAACCCAGGCGTTATTGATCTCGACCACGCTTGCGGGCGCGTTCGCCAGACCCTCAGTGCGCGAGACGCGGGGCGGGCGGGGACATGAGATGCTTCCAGAAGGGCTTGAGGCTGAGACGGCGGTGCCGGGTCTCAGGGGGTTAGCGCGATGTCCACGAGCTACCGTCGCAGTACACGGGCGTCCGCACCGTGCCACCGCCGGTCAGGGTGCCGCGATAAGTCGGAGAGGTCGCATCAGTCACGACCGTGATGCTATCTTGCATGGCTGCATTACAAGTCGGCAGTGCGGCGACCGTAGATGTCGACAACTTGATCGGGCCAGCGACGGAAACTTGGTCGTTGGGGGAGATCTGGAGAGGCACCCTACTCGTTGCCGGATTGAAGACACGCCAGTTTTGCGCCGCGTCCTTGCCGGCCAGCCATTTTACTGATCCGCGATCATTAAAATAAATATCAGACCCAAATGAGCTGCTGCTTCCGCTATCAAGGGCAAGAGCCAAATTGTAGTTTGCTGCATTGCCGATGGTTAGCAGTGTGCTTGCCGAACTGCTACCCTTTATGAGGTAGCCCGGCGATGTTGCCGTGCTCAGATCCAGCACACTGTTGTGTGTGCCAGGGCCAACCTTCAGCACCGCTGCGGAATTGCTGCTGTCGTAGAGGCAGCCAACCTGAAATGCGTTGACGCCATCGACGTTGAATGGTCCGGTGCCAGCCGACGTGCCGTTCGGGTTCGCCTGACACCAGAACCCCTGCGAGCGGACGCGGCTCAGCGCGTGGCCGGTGTCCCACCAAAGAGCGCCAGTGCTATCGTTGGCCCAGACGACCGAGGCTGCGGTGAGGAGCCCAGCGCCACCGGACCGGCCGGTGAACTCGATCCCGTTTTTGCGGAAGCCGCCGCCCCACGGGTTCAGTTCGGTCGCGGTGTAGCCGTTGCCAGCCTCAACCTCGATCCCGCGCGTCTGAGCATCATTGTAGCCCGTCCCACAAATCGCAGACGGGCAGACGCCAGTTACGATGTCGAGCCCCCAGAGTTGCGAACGCCCATTGCCGTTAAACGAACCAATAGTGCCGGCGACAGTATCGCCTGCGCCGGGCGTGGCGGTCGGATTGTCACCGATCCAGACCTGAAAGCCAGCATTGTAGCCAGCAGCCGTTGACCCGTTCGGATTGTTCCAGATCATCAAGGGGCCGCGTGTGCCCTGGAGGTCTGAGCGGGCGGGGAGCAGGTTCATCGGGTCGATAGCAGAGCCAGACCCGGTGAGCTTCAGCTTCGAGAACGAAGGCGCCCCCTGGCTCTGCGCGTGCGCGAGAGCGGGCGCCACGATCAGCGCGAGGGCGACGAGGGTGCGGGGAAGCATATGGGCTCTCACGAGATCTGAATGACACCGCCGTTGTTCCAGAGCACGCCCGGCTGGCTCGGGAGCATGGTCGGGAGCGATGCGATGACGGCGCCGAGGGCCGCCGGGGTTGCATCTAGCTTCCCCCCGACCGCATCGAGCGTCGCGCTCGACAGGGCCAGGAGTTCGCTGGTGACGACAATCGGATCGGAGGCCGGCGGGGTTGGCTGCGTGCCGGCAGCAAGCGCGGCCACGCGCGCCTGGAGGGCGTCAGCGGCTGACATAAAGTGTCCTTTGGATTATCGCGGGTGGCAGCTCCTCGCAGCTGCACGTGCAGCCAGCAGGATACCGAAGATCAGAAGCGCCGCCGCAGTCTCAGCGGAATTGAACCGCTGGGCCGGCAGGTTCGGCTATAGGCCGACGCAAGCGCGACCACGCGCGCTTGGATGGGCGTCAGTGGAGGACTTAACATCTTCCCCGGCGTGAAAGACGGAGATTTTCGGAGATCGCGAGATCTCGTCCAGTTGACGCTTCATAGGGCTGCTGATGCAAGCCCTCCACGTCCAGCAACGCCGTGTTCCGACGCCGTATGTTTATCGCAGCATTGATGTCGGCATGATCGCTGTGGCCACAAACCACGCACAGGAACCTCGCTTGGCTTTCGCGAGACCGCGCATCAACCACACCACATGCCGAACAGGTTTGGCTCGTAAACCGGGCAGGCACAGTCACCACCTGTCCGCCCCGCTCCTTCATCTTGTAAGTCAAAATCGTCGCGAACTGGTGCCAGCCCGCGTTGAGGATGCCCCGGTTCAGCCCGGCCTTCTGCCGGACGTTGCGGCCGGGCTCGGCCACCGTACCCCGCGCGCTGGCTGTCATGCCACGCGTGTTCAGGTCTTCAAGGACGGCCACGCCGTACCGGCGCGCGATGTCGAGCGCCGCGCGGTGGTGGAAGTCGCGTCGGATGCGGGCTTGCCGGGCTTGGAGGCGCGCGACGCGGGCCTGCGCCCTGCGGCGTCGGTTCGATCCGCGCTTGCGCCGGGCGACGACGCGCTGTGCCTTGCGCTTGCGAGCCTCGATCCGCTCCAGGTTCCCCGGCATCGTCCGCATCTCGCCCGTGGACAGGGCCAAGGTTGTGGCCACACCCCGGTCAATCCCGACGACTTCGGGGCTGGGCGCTGGCGCTTCGTGTTCGATCTCGCAGGTGAATGCGACGTGCCAACCGAGCGCGTCGCGGCTGACGGTCACGTTCTTCAGGTCACCTCGCATCGGCCGCGTGGCGCGGAACTTAACCCAGCCGATCTTCGGCAAGCGCACGGCACCCCACTTGCCGTTCAGGGGCTTAATCGCGACCTCACGTCCGGGGAAGCGGAAGCTATCATTGACGCCGCGCTTGCGGGGCTGAGGGAAGCGTGTGCGGCCTGCGAAGAAGTTCTGGAACGCCCGGTCGAGGTCGCGCAAAGCCTGCTGTTGGCATGAGGAGCAGACAGCGCGTATCCAGTCGAACTCGGCGCGGAGCCTAGTCAGATCGGCGGCCTGAGCGACGTAGCTGAGACGGTGCTTCCGTCCCCAAGTCGCCTTCTGCTCCAGTCCGAGATTGTAGACGAGACGACACGCGCCCGCGAACTGTCGGAACAAGGGCTCCTGCTCGGGCAGCGGTTCTAGCTTATAACGAAAGCCGCGGACGATGGTCACAGTCTGCTCATAACACGTGGCAGTGCTCTTACCAACCATATCTCCACGGCCTGTATGCCAGGGCCTCAGGTATTTCTGAGGACATAGGTGCCTGCTGTTGGAGAACGTCAGCGATTGTAGTTTGCGGTTAGCGTCTTGTTCGCGCCGGCTGCGGAGCCGTCGTAGATGTGCCCCGCCGTCCCGGCCGGGCCGCCGAAGCCGATCACACTGAACCGATCACAGCCCGAATTGATGACGAGGTTGAACCCCTGCTGACCGCTCCCGTACCCTGGCACGCTCTGGAAGAGGTCGTTTCCTCCTGCCCCGCCGAAGATCTTCCAGTCGGTCGTGTTCGCCATGATCTCGATACCACGCCCGTTTCCTGCGCCCGTCGTGACGCTGTTGGCGTGCGCGAGCGGTCCAAGCAGCTCAAGGTCAAGGGTCGTCGCCTCGACACTCAGGCCGCTGTAGCCGCACGCGAAGAACCGGGGCGCATGAAACCGCGGCGCGCGTGAGTTCCGCACGATCAGGCCGGAATATCCGCCCCCGGAACGCCCACCAGAGAACCATGGTGCCTCGAACACCATGTCGATGGTCTTATCGAGAATTGACCCCTGGGCTTGGTTGTCGAATTTAACGTCCGTGATCTCGCCATAGGCCGGACACGATCCCCGCGCGTAGGTGTCCGCTCCCGTCAGAAGACCGAATTGCCCGCCGATGAACTCACCGCCGGCAAGTCTCACGCTCTCACACTGATTATAAAGACGGAGTGCGCCACCCGCGCCGTTCGTCTGCGTGCTGGTCGAGAAGAGGAAATTGCTGACGTAGACGTCGTTGGCGCCAAGAAAGTCGCAGGCCGACCAAACCCAATCGTTGCCAAATAGGTTACTGGCGATGTGCCCTCCAGAGCGCCAAGCGAACAACCTGTAGCCATTGAACGCAGTGCAGTGCGAGATGTCGGAGTACGCGCCCGACATCAGGAAGGCTGTCGCCCCGCTGGCTGGCGTGCCGCCAGTGTAGATCGTCGCGATCTCGCGTAGGCGGCACCGCTGTCCGGTAACGTTGAAAATCGGCTGGCTGAGCGCGGTGGATTGGATCAGGCCGGCACGCGGATTGACGGCCTCAATCGTGAAATTGTCGCGGCTCACGTTGATCGGGCCGCTGATCGTCTTCACGCCGTCGTAGACAACGCGGGCTCCGGCCTGGAGGTCACTGATCGCGCGGTTGAACGAGGCCGTATCGTCAGTGTCCGCGCTGAACCGGAACTCTGCAAGGTTGCGGAACGGCGTCAGGATCTGGATTGCTGTCAGCGCCCGCGTCGAGCCCGGCTGCTGAAGGGTGGCATTCGACGCATCCCCGTTCGTATCCAGCTTCCCCCCGAGCGCCGTCAGGGTATCCTGAGCGACGCCGAGGAGATCGGAGGCAGAGGCCGCCCCCATGGCCCTTCGCTGATCCGGAGCGTCGGCGACGTTGAGCGCCCGAAACGCAGCGGTGGCGTCGATGAGCGCGGAAACGGTAGAGGCGCCGCTGGATCCGGGGTCGCCTTTGTCGCCTTTAGCCCCCGGAGCGCCTGGGGGGCCGGGCGGGCCTGCCGGCAACGCTACGCCTGGGGCGACATTCTGAGCCGCTGGACGTAAGACGATGATGCCCCCGGAGATCATCGCACAATACCCTGATTGACGAGCAGGGGGCCGGTCGCAATGGTGCGAGTGACGCCCTCTCCGGTCGCTTGCATCTCAAACACGTAGGTTCCTGCCGCGAGGGTTGAGACCAAGGTTTTTGAGATCGAAAGGGCGACAACGTTGAGCCCATCGCCGCCGGTCACGATGCTACCGGCTGGCAGGGGGCCACCGATGGTGCCGGACACGCTGGACGCGGCCAAGTACAGCACCGGATCAGCGGCCTGCTTGCGAACCATCATGACCAACGTCAGACCCGCAAGCGAGATCGGGTTGGATGACGCGTCGATGTAGGCCCAGGAGTCTGTCCAGTCCTCATTGTTCGCGATAGTAACCGGAAACGTGAGGAGCGGCAGGTTCAGGATCTGTGTCACGAGCGTCAAGCCGCAATCTGCGCTGCTTCAATGAATAACTGATCCACTTGCTCCGGCGTCAGCTTTAGCCGGCTGCTAAGACTGGCGACGTAGGGGTTGGCGCGTTCCCAAGTCCGGGCGTCGGAGAACCAGATTGCAGCCTCCCCGCCTGCGTCCCGAGCGGCGTCGGCGATGTCATCGAGGAGCGTCTTGCCGCTCTCCGCGCCGGGCGTGCGCAGGCACTGGATCTTCGCCTGCGCGCTCGACACGGATGCGGGGACGGGCGGCGCGGGCACGGCGGGGGCGGCGAACGTCTCGCCTCCGTCAGCGGTCGTCCAGCCCTGGTCGGGCCGCGGCGTGAGCGCGGAGACGTCGCTCATGTCAGCGGCGTGTTCGGGCGTGTAGATGTCGCGCCCCGGCACCCATTCGGCCGGCAGTTCGACAACCTCGACGATCACGCCGTCCGGATGCCAAGCCCAGACTTTGGTCGGGGTCTCGTCTGTCATCGCTGGCCTCAGTATTGGAAGCTGACGTAGCCGTCGGCACCCTTGCCGCCGTTCTGGGTAAATTGGGTCGTGTACCCGCCGCCGCCGCCCGTGCCGGGCGCGACGCCGTCCACGCCGATCACGCCGGTTCGGCCGCCGCCGCCGAGCAATGAACTGCCGCCGAAGCCGCCGGGATAGTTGGCCGTCCCAACGGGAGCGTCGTTGCCGCAGCCGCCCGCGATGTTGAGTTGGCCACCCGTACCGACGCCGCCTGCACCGCCCGCGTTGCCGTTGTTGCTGACGCCGCGCCCGCCGGTCGCCTGCATGATCGAGCTGATCGAAGAGGTGCCGCCGTTGCCGGAGTTGCCCGCGTAGCCGACGCCCAGCGACGCGCCGCCGACCACATAGGGGATCACCTGCCCCGGCGTGACGGCGATCCAGCCCGCGGCGGCCCCACCGCCGCCACCGCCCGCGCCGGCCTGAGTGCCCGCGGTCGAGGTGCCCGAACCGCCCGCACCGGCACCGACGCAGGTCGCATAGACCCAATAGACGCCAGCCGGGACCGTCCAGGTGTAGGAGCCGGCGACCTGCTTCGAGAACAGCCCTTTGCCGACTGGGGTCTGGGCAATCACGGTCTGGCCCGTGCTGCTGGAGAGATTGACGATGGCCTGCTTGAGCTGATGCAGGTTCGTGTGGTCGGGGGTCTGCCCGCTCTGCTCGATGCAGTAGACGATCTCCTCGATGGCGTGGATCCACGCCTCTACAGACGGGACCGAGCCCTCGATGCCGCTTCCGGGGGCTGCGTTCTGCCAAGCAGCCAACGAGCCATAAGGAACTGTTAGAGTTGATGTGTCGAAGGGGCCGACGCGATCCATTCGATGCTCCGAGAGGCGTCAAACGCCAGTGTAGTTGAAGATCAATTCAGTGTGCGCGGGCTTGAAGCGGCGTAGCCGGCACTCAAGGTCGTCGGCGCGGCTGATACGGCACAGCGGGTCGATGCCGGCATGCCCTTGACCGCCCCGGAACCATGACAGCCGCGGCCCAGTCACCGTGATCGTCCAATAGAAGCGGATGCCGGGGCTCCCGACCGACCAATTCGGGTCGCCCGCGCGGCTGAGGCCCGCCATGAACGGCGAGTATTCGGTGATCGTGATCGCGTAACCGAGGGCCACCGCTAGCGCGATGAAGAATGCTCGGGACTGGCCGCCCTCGGTCGTAAGCTTGGTTACGAGGGCGAGGCGGCGCTCTTCAAGCGTCTGAGGCCGCTGCACACACGGATCGGGCAGCCCGAAAGCGTTCTCCCAGTCCGAAAGCAGATCGCTCGTGTAACGCGGGTCTGTCTCGATAAAGAGCAGGTCGGCCGCCCTGGCATCGACCTTGTCACCCCAGACTTGCGCAAGCCCGCGCGTCAGGTCAGAGAGCGCCTCGTCATCCCCCCGCGGAGTTGCATCATCAGGCGCGGGAGACTCGGCGCGTGGCCAAGCCGGGCCGACCGGGTGCAGATTATCAAAAGCCTCAGCGTAGTCGACAGCCGAGCGTCGGACGAACAGATCGGCCATCAGGTGAAGGCCACCGTGCCCAATGTCGCCATGCTGCCGTTGTTCGGCATGACGGCATCGGAGAAGCCAAGGTCAAAGTAGTCTACACCTTCGGCGGCCGAGATCGCCTCCGAGACCCAGGCGGCATAAATGGTCTGCGCCGGCACCAGTGCCCCGTTGACGGCCTGCGCGGGCGCCGCCCGCTCTCTCAGCATCGCGGAGAGGCTGGCAATGACCGCGGCTTTGGTGGAGGCGCTGGATGCCGACAGGTTGCCAATGGCAACGCTGATTGGCTGAGCAATCGGGGACGAGACGAACAAGTCTCGGACCGCGACCGGTCGCACCGTGTCGAGGTAAGCTCTCACCGTCGCGCAGTCGGCGGCGGTCGGGAAGCCGCCGCTCGACGCGCGCAGGTCGTCCATCATGAACCGGACAGTGACGGTGCCGGGACCCATTTCGTTCGGCGCGCACCAAGCGCGGGTCACACCCGGCACTTCGCGAGCCCAGGCGACATAGTCGTCGGCATCTCCGCCCATCGGCGGCTTGCGGATCCGGAACAACACTCGGTCGCGAAGGCTGTCGACGCTCTCGATATCGACGCCGTAGCTCGTGATCCCAGTCACGGTGGCGGAGGCCGTCACGCCTGAGATCGCGGCGATCAGCGAGAGTCCGGTGCCCGTGTCGAGGTTGCCGACGATGCCGGCAGTGAGTGCTCGCACGCTGAGCGTGGTGGTGACGTCGACCCCGCCAAGCGTCGCGTCCGCAAGGGACTGGAACAGAATGCCTTTATAGGAGAACTGCGTGCCCTGCGGAACTACCGTGCCGGCCGGGCCAGACAGGGTCGCGGTGAGCATGCTGTAAGTCGCCGCCTTCCTCCCGCCGGGCAGGAAGATGTCGGCCCAACGCTGGAGCATCTGCTCGCCGGCTTGATCCGGCAGGTACTCCTTCGCCTGTCGAGCGATGTACTGCAGGACGAGAAAGGCAAGCGCGCCGTTGTCGTCCGCGAGGATGCCGGCCGGGCAGTTGCCGGGCAGCGCGCCGACGCGCAGCGCCTCGATGACGGCATCGCGGCTGAGCCCACGGGTTTCCGCGAGCGTGGGGATCTGCAAAGGCATACTTCAGATGGCCTTGGCAATAACGACGACGCAGGCCCCGGCCAGACAGAGAAGGATGACCAAGGTTGCTGCTGAAAGCGCAGAAAAATCAGCCGGACGTTGACTGATGCCGCCGGCATCGACCGGCGGCAGATCGCGCGGCATCTTAATGGGCTTGCGCCAGTCTCTAGTCATGCGTCAGGCCCTGATGCTCTGCCAGAGATCCGAGAACCGAAGGACAATCGACGCCAGCGGCCCGCGGTAGAGCGTAGCCGTTGCATCGATCCGTTCGACGCCGACGCGCTCTGCCGACACGCTGATGCGAGAGGCGACACCCTTCTCCTTGAAGGGTTGGAGCGCTTCACGGATGTATGTCTCAACGCGCGCAACCGTGCTGCCACGGCGGGCTGCAGAGCCGGTGATGCTGGATCGGGATAGGAGCCACAAGCGTGTGCCGATTGGCCAACCATCGCGGACGGCATCGGCATCAAGGTCGCCCCACCAGCCACGCCGGTTGATATCACCCTTCTCAGGCAATTCATCGTCCGGCTGCGCCAGCCGATCCGTCCCGAGCGCGATCACCACGCAATCGGCGAGATCTTCCGCAGGGTCGCGCTGATCCACGGGGGTCAGAAGCCACTCGCGCGTCACCGCGCAGCGGGATTGGACGACGATGGTGTCGGGCATCAGGTGGCGTAGACCTTGGTTGCCGCGCCACCTGTCGTAAGCGCGTCGCCGCGGGTGTCCTGCGTGCCGACCATGCCGATGCGCTGGCCGCCGGAGCCGCCCAGATGCACTTCGCCGTCGAGGATGATTTTGCCGTCAGCCATGGTGATCGTGCAGCCGCCAGCTTTGATGGTGAGTGTCTTGAAGGTGAGGGTTCCAGCGTCTTTGGCCGTGACGGCATAGGTACCATCCTGCTTGGCCTCGACGTTGACCTGCACATCCTTCTCGGCCGCGACGTTCGCGCCGTTGTTCTTCTTCTGGTCGCCAGAGGACGAGCCTGAGCCGCTTCCACCGCCGCTGCCGCTCTGTTGCTTGTCGGACGCGACCCGGTGAACGAAGCTCTTCGGGCTCTCCAGCACCGCGGCGTTCTCGCCGAAGTGCAGGAACTGTTTGAAGGCGTCGTGCAGGACGTGCTCGCCGGCCTTCATGCCGTTGGGGCGGAAGCGGCGGTCCGCCGCCGGCATCGCGATTGGGTGCGAGTTGTTGCCGGTGAGCGTGCCGAGGATGACCTCGGCCGCGCCCTTCATCATGCCGGCCTTGGCCTGCTCGTCGGTCGTAGCCCCCATCGGGAAGGCGGTCGATCCGAACGGATGCCAGTGCTCGACGTCAGAGTTGGTCTCAGCGCCCCGGATCTTGACGCCCAGCGTCTGCATGAAGGGACTGTCGTTGATCGAACTGATGACCGAGCGCGAAAGGCTGTTCGCGATCCGATCAACGGCGGGGCGAGGTGGGGTGCGGTGCATGTCAGATCGCCGACGCCGTTCCCGAGCCATACAGGCCCGGCACGCCGCCGGGTCCGTTCGCCTCGATCCGATTTCCACCGCCAAGGCGCCCCGGCAGGCACATCTCCAGGACTGAGAGGGTGCCTTCCGGCCCTTGCGTGGACGTCACGCCCTGGATCGCCAGCGCCATGTGATTGTCGGGGAACATGAAGGGGTCGTAGACGGTGATTGTCTTGCCGATCATCTCCAGCCAGAGCGTGCTGCTGTCCTTGAACCAGCCTTGGACCGTATAGCTGCCGGAAAGCATCGTGACGTAATTCGTCGCCAGCTCATGGTCTGCGCGCATCTGCATATCGCGCTTGTCGCCGGGCATCTCAGCCATGAAACTGAAGGGACGGTTTCGCGTGACCGCGGGGTTCGTGGCCGTCGCTTTCACGTCTCTGGAGGCGTCCCCGAACGTCTGATCGTTGCCGGGCTGCTGACCGACTGCATCGATCTTGCTGAGCGCGTTCTCATCGCACATCAGCAGCGAACCGGCCTTGATGTTTCGGCCCAGTTCCAACTCAGCGCCCGTGCCGTTCTGATCGCCCGCGCGATAGGCGATCATGTTGCCGTCTTGGTCGTCGCGCAGGAACACGTTGCGGAAGCGGCAGAGGCGTTCGATGAAGGCGAACACGGTCTCACCAGCCTGAACGTTGACCTTCGGGAAGACCTTGTCGGCGCCGTCCGTGCTGCCCTGAAGCTGGAATTTGATCCCGTAGGGCTGAAGAACGGAGTTCGCGATCTGGCTTAGGCTGTAATTTTTAAACTCGCCCTTCTCGTGATCGACCGTCGAGTTGATGATATCCGCCATCTTCGACGTGACGGTGATCTGGAGGCCGTGTTCCTTGTCGTTGTAGGCAGGCTGCCGGGCCGAGATCGTGCCGTCGATGACCTTGCGACCGGCGAGGTTGATGATGGCGCGATCCGCAACCCGCAGCTTCAAGCTATCCCAAGTCGGCACGCCGGACTCGGCGGGCGATGCCGCGGTGAAGGTCGCCATGCTCGCGACCGCGCCGAAGGTCCGGTTGACCGATACCGTCTTCCAGTTGAGGTAGCGCTTGCCGTTCACCTGGATGCTGGCGACTTCCTTTGGGTTGGGCATCGGTCAGGCTGACAATGAGCGTCCGTTAGACGGCATGAAAAGCGGGTTAACCACTTCATTTTCTTGAACCAACTCGTCTGCCCGACTTGCATCGCCGTAGAGGCGCTGCGCTAGCACAAGCGAGGACGGGTTGTTGGCGAGGCTGTAGGATACCAGCTGCGGCAGCGGCCGTGCCCGGTCGGTCAAATCCCGAACCATCGCGGCACGTAGGCCGACCAGCGCTCGGTAGGTGTCCGCATCTCCCAAGTCCGCCATCGCGTCCTGCGAGACGGTGAAGGCCGCAGTCGCAAGCCCCTGAACCCGCTCGACCTCGTTCCGGCTGGGGAAGGTCGTGTCGGCCAGGATCGCAGCTTCCTGAATGCAGCAGAAGACCATGCCGCGGGCTTGGAGGATGGTAGCGCGCGCATCTGTCGTCGTGAGCGCGGCGAGCGCGGTGCGCAGCCGCTCCATCGCGTCGAAAGTCATGCCCGTCCCGCGAGCAAGGTCGAAGCAGTTGAACAGGGGCGTGTTGATCGCCGCTCGCCGCAAAAGGCCCTGCGCATTGGCGCGCAGGTCGCCGACTGCTGCGTCTAGATCCGCCCCAACAGTCCCGAGGTCGTCGGCCCCTGAATACGACAAGATCGCATCAAGGATGGCCCCCAGCATGTCGAGGGCTGGCTGATCACGGCGCAGGCTCATTCAGGCACCCGCAGCTATGGCCCGGTTCAGGGCTTCGTTCTCTTTGGCAAGCTGAGCGTCGCCAGCTGTTGCGGCCGTAGAACCTGCCGAACTCGCCTGGGTCCGGACCTGATCCTGCGTGTCGTCCTGCACGTCGAAGGCATCGTCTTCGCCGGCCTCAAAGAACTGCATCTCGATTTCGACGTAGCCGCCGCGCTCCCGGCGCTCCTGCGCCGCGCACTGGCCGACCTTGACCTCGAACTCTCCGAGCGTCGGGTGGACGAGCGTGCCCGCCCCTTCTTCGTCCAGCGCTTCAAGCAGATCGTCGCGCTCGTCGAGGTAAAAAGGACCGATGCAGTAGCCAGTGATCGGGAACGCTCGACCGCGGCGGCCGAGGTCTTCCGTGTAGGGTACATCCCGTTTCGGAAATTCATGGAAGGCGAGACGCCTGCCTGCTGAGCGGCCACCCACCTCGACGTGGAAGGGCACGCCGCGGAACGATGCAGGGCGCAGGCGAGCGCGCCAAGGACTATCGGCCATGTTCTATAACCGTTCCCCTCGACGCCTACGCTTGCGCTCTCCATCTTGAGAGTATGCGCACGACACTTGCAGCATTGGCGTTCATCATCGGCTTTCAGGGTGCCAGCGCACAGTCTGGCGTCCCGGCTGAGATGACGATCAACACCCTGGCTATCGTCATGGTCGCCGAGACATACTGCAAGCTGCCAGTTGACCATTCCAGGCTGGAAAACGCCTTGAACTTCAACGGCATATACAGCGGCGACATCAACCGTGGCGGATTTTACTACGCCCGTTTGCAATACCACTACGGCAGCTTGATCAGCATCCTTCGCACACAGCCGGGCGCATCGTGTGAGGCGCTGCGAACGAACGTGAATGCCGGCAACACCATCTGGCGTGGAGTGATCCGATGATCTCGGTGACAGGGTTAGGGGCAATCGCCGCTGGACTAGCCATTGGCTGCCTTGCCACTGTGGCGTGCGCGGAAGACCTTCCGACTAAGAATTGCTCGGCGGCTTTCTTGACGCGGTGGCGAGCAGATAGCGATGCCGCCCTCAAGAGCATGCCGAAAGAGCCGTGCTGGATGCGAACCAGCAGCGGGCCTTACGTCTGCTACAAAGACGGATGCGTCCGTGCCAGCGCGTACTTTGATGGCGGCTGAGCGCGCGCGCCTCAGGTCCGCTCCGCAGGGGCCATCGTCCGGCCGCGGCTCAAAACCACGTCCTTGAACAAATTGCCAGAGGCAGAGGTGCGGACGCTCGTGTCCGGTCCAGGCTTGTGAACCTGCACGTAGACGCTGCCATTTGCCTCGACCTTTTGGCCGCCGACGACACCTGCGCGAGCGGCAGATGCGTCTAGTCGCCCCTCATTCTGTTGCATCTGCGCGTCAAAGGCTTTCCGAGCCTTCTCCCGCGCCGCCCAGCCCTCGCCGTCCGCGGCCGAGATACCGGCATCAGCGCGCGCCATAGACGAAACCCGCCGACTAGCGACAACATCATCGCTATAAGGAGCATATGGACCGTTAGGCGCTCCGGCTACGAAGCCGTAGCGATTGCCTCCAACGTTCGGGCCAATTTGAGAAGTGCGAGCCCAGGTCCGATTTCGGCCTTCGCCGCGGTAATAGCTCTCAGCGCGGTATGAGTTGGATCCGCCAGTGTTGTCCGGAACCCCGCCCGACGCGATGGCCCGGATGCGAGAGCGGATGAACTCAGTCTCGCTGGCCGACGCGGGCCGATTTCCGGCATACTGACCGCGGGCGAGCGCAACGTCGCGAAGATTAGAACTTGGCCCCCAGCTTTTCGTGCCGATCCGGTTCATCATGTTGTTGATGACCGCGTCGACACCTTCAGGATTTCGAGTGCTGACTTCGCCAGCGATTTTGTTCACGACACGCTGGTCAAGATCAGCATCGCTGAGCTTGTATTCAGGGCGATATATGCCGGATCCTTCAGGCGCCCTGGCATTGGTACGCCCTCCAAACCCTCGCCCAATTCCGGACAAGCGCCCGGCGCCGCCCATCTCCGGCACCTTAGAGCCCGGCGCCAATGGCACCGTATCTCCGCCCGTATAGCCCGGCACGGTTCGCTTCAGGTGCTCGCGGAACTGCTCCCGAGCGGCATCGCGCTCGCCTTGCTCCCCACGATAGCCGGGGCCAGAGCCGCCGCCATAAAGCCGCGCGCCTCCGTATCCGGCCGTCTGAACGCGAGCGCCAGCGAAGGGACCGTCGCCCTCAGCAGATGAGTTCTGCTTCGTCGCACCGTCCCGCCGGTTCTTCATCTCATCCGTCAGGCCCTCAATGGACCGACGCAGCTTTTCGCTGGCCTCGAAATCCTTCTGGCGCTGCTCGGGTGTGCGGGCCTTCAGGCGGTTCAACTCGGCCTCGGCCGCGTCCAGTTTCTGCTGCGCGGCCTCCGGGGTATCCATCAGCCCCATGCGCTGCTGCGTGCGGCCGATCAGAAAACCAGAGGCTTCCTTCGACATATCTCTCAGTTTGCGAAGGCGCTCAACGTTCTCCTCAGCATCGATTTGGTCGTCGCCAACACGAGGGGCAAGCTTGCGCGCGAGAGGGCCTTGAGCGCCATCCGCGCTGCGTAGGGCCTGCACATATTCCCCATCACGCAGATAGTGGATAGTTTCAGCAATTTCATGAAACGCTTTGGCCATCGTTCCGGCCAAGGCAGTGCTCTCTCGCAGAAAAGCAGTGGCGTCATCACCCGCCTGCTTCCAATTAATCCCGCCGAGTTCCTTTTTTACGTCCTGAAGACCTTGACGAAGCCCCTTCATCAGGTCGCCTCGCTTGCCGGAAGCTATGTCGTCCAGCCATGTAGCAAATTCCTCGGCTGGCCCCATCAACTCGGAAGCGATTACTGTCCCAATTTTAGACATGGACGAGCGCAGATCACTCA